ACATTTATCTGATTGGCTCCATCGGGGCGGTTTGCTAGTTAGTATTACCTAGCAAATCGTCCGCCGCCGCCGCCGCAGCTTCTAGCATTCAATCTATGATTGGCTCATTTCAGAAATGGCGCGCTTTAGAAGATATAGACCACGTTTAATCAGAAAAAGGTTACGTAAATCTCGTAAGCTTACTTATAGTCTGAGAATGCGTAATCCTCGTAACTGGCGTTATACACGTAAGTTTCTTGGTGGTACCAGAGGTGCTATATCCAGGAACAAGATACCTCGTCCGTTGAATCTTCAATCAGATTCAAGAACTATGAGACATGTTTATTATGATAATGTCATTATACCTGCTAATGCAACTCCAAATAGGTATACAGGCACATATGTTTATCCTAACAATATGTGGGGTCCTTTTGGATCTTTTACAGGTCATCAGCCTTATCTGTTTGATCAGGCAGCACAGTTGTATGCTAATTACACTGTATTGTTTTGTAAAGTTCAATGGATATTTCCAAATAGTGTCACAACACCGCTTAATTTCGTTACTTGGATTGATGATCAGGCAGCAGCCGCTCCTACTGCTGGTAATCAGCATTTGTATTTCGAAAAATATGGAGGTCATTATTCCGACTATTTAAGTAGTCGTAGTAAACCTCTTAAACTTACTGCATATTATGATGCTCGTAAGTATTGGAAGACTAATCTTGCAGGATTGCTTGCTGATGATAGTCAAAAGACTTTGACTAATTCAGCGCCTGCTAATACAGTATTCTGTAATATGTTGGTTGCTCCTACATTAAATTCAGGCACTGTACCTGCTATACCTTGTACATTGCGTATGGTCTTTGTAACTATGTACAGAGATCCTTTACCTGTTACTGAGTCGTAGTTTTAATTAAAAATAAATAAAGTATATTTCAAAAAAAAATGATTTTATTTAGAGTTATGGTGGAAAATTAAAATTGTTAACCATTCGACCCACGGCTTCACTATAATCAGTGAAAATTTCATGTTCTCCCCATACGGGGAAAATATGCCATTCAGTCACTCTTCTTGAAAAAGATTCAAAGTAGCAGTTTTTGTACCAGCAGGAAGGAACTTGATTGGTTGTAAAAAGTATTTTCTTTGCTGTAAACTGTACTTGTCCACCTTTAGTTTCAACCATGAGTGGGTACCGATCACATAAACGCAGTAAAAGATCATAAGGTAGCCAACCATAAAACTCATCAATAACAACAACTTCTTGTCCACAATAGTTATCCCACCAATTCCCTCTTTGTTTCCAATAGGCATCAGGAAAATTGTCCATGCACCATTTTGATTTCCCTGTACCAGTTGGTCCTTGAAGCACATAAACTTCGGTCAGATGGTTTCTTGGAGCTTGAATTAATAATCTGTATTTGTTTAATCCACGGTAACATTGAACAAATGTAGAAAAGTCAAATTCAGCCAGTTGAACATCCGACTTTCCTTGCTCAATCAGAGTCTTCATCTGGTTCAGTTTCTGACTCCTCGTCATCGGTTTGGCCTTCAATGATGACTCGCACGACCGTTTCAAGTCTCTCCAATCGGTCAAAGTACTCTCTGAGGAGTACACGAAAGCTCCTCCTGGTAGTTGTGTCCCACTGTCCGTATCCCTGTCTAGCGTTTTCAAGCAATAAAGAATCGCTTTGGAACGAGGACCTCGCCTGATTTCGAGGTGAGCTCGCGGGAGCCGTTCTTTGAGCCACTTGGTTGGCTTGTGGTGCTTGAGTTCCAGATACCCTTGATAATGGGGTGTTAAGTTCTCGCCTGTTTCGAGTGCGTAGACCATAATTTTGATTTGGTTGAGCCATTTTGAGTTTTCTGGGTTTAAATCGGTATCGTCGTTTAGAGTTGGATTATTGATAGTGAAGCACCAATTGCTACTAGACATTAAATTGAAAAGTGATAGTTTGGCGACTAGTCGCCAAACCAAACACCTAGTCCTCTCCGACGGCTGTGTCGTACCCTGTCCTATGGGGTTAGGGAGGGTTAGGTTGATCAGGATACATTTATCTGATTGGCTCCATCGGGGCGGTTTGCTAGTTAGTATTACCTAGCAAATCGTCCGCCGCCGCCGCCGCAGCTTCTAGCATTCAATCTATGATTGGCTCATTTCAGAAATGGCG